ACTATAACTCTACTACAGGGTTAACACAGTTCATCGTACCTCACGAACCAAGCGATACATCTTTAGTGTATCAATGCACAAACCATAGTGGTATGGTTGGAAACATAACAATAGTGTGATGACATGGGTTTTACATACACGCTGTACTACTATTGCACAAACCATAGCGGTATGGGGGGTCAGATAAACACATGAGCTATACTTACACCACATTAAAACAGGCCATAATAGATTTTACTGAAAACGATGAAACTACGTTTGTAAGTAATCTCCCTGTTTTTATTAAAAACACAGAAGAACGTATTTTAAAGAATGTTCAATTGAGTTTGTTCCAAAAAAACGACGTTGGCGCAATGTCAGCTTCTAATAAATACTTAGGGGTCCCTAGTGACTTCTTAGCGCCGTTTGCGTTGTCTTTTACAAACAGCTCTGGGAACTCTGTTTTTTTAGATTTTAAAGAGTCTAACTTTATCCAGTCTATTAATCCTAATCCTGCCGCAACAGGCGCTCCTCGTTATTACGCTCAATATGATTTAAACAACTTTATTTTAAGCCCAACCCCTGACAATGCTTATGCGGTTGAGCTTAGTTACTTCTATCGCCCAACTAGCTTAACAAAAAGTATAACAACTTTTTCGGTGGCTTACACTGGCGGAACAGTTTTTTCGGCTGGAGAAACTATTATAGCAACTCCTGCTGGCGCAACTGCGTCTGTCGCAAACTCTTCGTTTGTTGTTACTGGAACAACTGGGGCTGGCAACACAACCTTGACTGCTAACTTCCCTGCGGGAGTTACAAGTTCTTACCCGCGAGGAACAGCGGCTTCAGGAACAGCTTTGGTGGGAAATACCAGTGGGGCTGTTGCGGTAATTAATAGCGTTCCCAGCGGAACAACGTCAGAAAAAATTGTTCCAGACATCACTGAAACTTGGATTAGTGAAAACGCCGAGTTAGCTCTTTTGTACGGAAGTTTGATGGAAGCTTATATCTTTATGAAAGGCGAACAGGACATGCAAGCCTTATATGAGAAGCGGTTTTTAGAAGCCATTATGGGTCTTAAAGGTCTTGGCGAGAATAAAGAGGTTACAGACGAGTATAGAACTGGACTAGCGGTGAGGCAAAAACAATGAACAACATGTCTTTTGGCGTATCAATGTCTAATGATTTTAAAGTGGGAGTGGAAACTACGGACAACCGTGGCTTTACTCCGGAAGAAACCGCGAAGCGTTGTGTAAACAAGATTATGAATGTTTCAGAAACTGCGCCCCCCGAAATACGGGATCAAGCGCTTGCGTACCGAAGCGAGGTTGAGAAGATCATAGCCGTCTATATGAAACAGGCTATTCAAAGTGACCGAACTACGGTATATAATGCAATAAAAGATGCTGGTCAGTTAAAATTGGCAGAATATATAAGGAAAATGTAAATGGCTTTTAATGGAAATTTTTTATGTACCTCGTTCAAAGTAGAACTAATGAAGGGGGTTCACAATTTTACGGTAGCGAGTAATCAGTTTAAAGTAGCTCTGTATACTAACAGTGCTACTTTTAACGCTGCAACTACTGCATACACCTCTGGCAACGAGGTCACCGGCACAAACTACACAGCAAAAGGAAATTTCCTGACCAGTGTTACTCCGGTCGCTATTGGTACAACAGCTTTAGTTGATTTTGCGGATGAGGTGTTTTCTAACGTAACCATCTCGGCAGTTCGAGGCGCTTTGATATTTAATGAAGCGGCTACAGGCGATCCAACGGTAGCCGTGTTAGATTTTGGTGCAGATAAAGCAGCTAGTTCTGGCGACTTTACCATTGTATTCCCAACAGCGGATGCGTCTAACGCGATTATCAGGATAGCCTAATGTCTACTAAAGTAGCGTTTATAGGTTGGAACAGTTCAACAAGAGCTTGGAATACAAGCACTTGGAACACGAGTCCTGCTTTTGCGCTCACTGCTACAGGGGCTGTTGGTCAAGCAGTTCAAGAAGGCGATGCGGTTGTATCTGTTACAGGGTTAGCAGGGACATCTGCGTTAGGTAACATCTTTTCTACAAACGTGGGACTTAGTTCTACTTCCTCAATCGGTGCTATTTCTACAACAAGAGGCGATAATGCTTTTGTTACTGGAGTTGCTGGCACAACCGCCTTGGGCGGGTTCTTTACCACTAACACAATGACTGACGTGAAGATGACGGCCTCGGTTAACAGTGCAACGGCAGTAACAGTGGGTAACGCTAATATCTCTGTTGTAGGCGTTACTTGTACCGCAGTAGTAGGAAATCTAGCAAGCCCACCTTGGGGACAAATCATTCCAGATCAGAACCCTAACTTTTTAAACATAGCGCCTTCTCAAAACCCTTCTTGGGCTAACCTTGAGAATGGCCTCGCAGCATAGGATAATAAAATGGCAAGCTCATATGTAAACAATCTCAGATTAGAAGAAATCGCTACTGGTGAGCAATCTGGAACTTGGGGCGATACAACAAACACTAACTTAGAAATAATTGGTCAAGCTGTTGCTTGGGGGACTAGAGCTATTGCAAACGCCTCCACGGACAACATTACGATTGCCGATGGTGCGCTAGACGCGGACAGGTGCCTTGGGTTAAAGCTCACAGGTGGCGGTCAGGCTTGTACGGTTACTTTGTTGCCTAACACTTCTTCTAAAACTTGGTTCATGTATAACGCAACGGCTGCGGCTTTGACCTTCACATGCGGCAGTGGTGCTAATGTAATCATTCCTGCGGGTCAGACTAAAGTTATTGCAACAGATGGTCTGGGTTCAGGCGGCGTAGTTCACGATCTTCTTACAGCGGTTAACTTAGCTGGAGTAACCACTGTTGATGACTTGATAGTTAGTGACGATCTGGTTGTTGCGGATGATGCTTCCGTAGGTGGAACGCTTGGCG